CCGAGGCCTTACCCCTTACGCTTCAACCAGGCTTAATTAGGTACTTGGGGGGTCATTCGGCTTCGCCGAAGGTTCCGCAGCGGCCTTGGGGGCCGCAGCGGCTTTAGGAGGAGCTTTAGCAAGCCCGAGACGAATCGCTTCGTCTTTATTGTTTGGGTCATTCATAAAATGAACCAAATTTGCAGGATCATTACCAAATCGCAATCTTACGTTTGCAGGCAGGCTAGTAAAATATCCTTTTAATTGGGCAGCTACATTAAGAGCCTGTATTGGATCCGGTATTTTGGTAAAATCAATAAATTGACTTTGACCGGAATTACCAGATGGCAAAATACCTCTATTGTATTTGCGAATGATATTTTTCAAGTCTACTTCGTCTTTAAATTGACGTTGGACTTTTGTATTACCAGCGACTTCTCGCTTTACTGTTTTACCCATTTTGCTGTACCTCTTTTAATGTGGCTAAGTTAATTACATGTTTTGGGGGTTTTTCAATTTCAAAAGCCCCGGACTTTTCGTCAAATTCTGCTAATTTGAAAAGGGCAAAATCTTCCGGGTATTTTGAAAGAGACGATTTTTCGTCATTTACCATTGTTTTTAGCTGACGAATTATAATTGCTTCATGAGGAACGACAATTGGGTCGTTGAAGAAGCTTGATTTTAGATCCATTAGTGCATATAAATTTCTCATTCGAGATTCCTTTTTAATAATGTGATTTTTTGATTTCTTCTAGTTACTCTTGCATGTCTATTAAGCGACGTTACTTTTGATTCTTCAGCTTTTAACCTCCTTTGTTCACGTATTGACTTAATAAGATCAGGATTAATTTTTTCAAATCGGGTATCATAGAAGCGAGGAGTGCCAAACCGAATCCCATCACGCATAGTGATAGAACCATCATTTCCGGGACCATAGATTTCCCTTTTATATTTTTCGACAAAATTAGCTCCTATTCCGGGATTTCTTGACATGACAACATATTCCGGTATTTGACCGAAAAATTGTTCACCAGTTTCTTTATCATAGAATTTATCAGTTTTAGGATCACGCCAAAGCCTTAAAGCAGAGTTTCCTAATTGTTTTTTGAGAATGTACCTTGCGACATAAGCGCAGGACTCAAACGTGCAGTGTCCAACATCGAGGAATCCAAGACTGTTACCCGTTTTTTCGTGGTACCAATGTTTTTGCAACAATTCGCTTTTATAGAGTCGAGAACCAGAGTAAGATGTTGAAGTGTATTTAAGGTCAGGGAGTCGCAAGCCGAAGATAATGGCGTGATAGTGTGGACGCCCTTTATCTCCATACTCCCCACAGGCGAAGTAACGGAAATGGTGCCCAGCTTTGCGCAACCGTTTAAAAAATAAAGTGAGATCCCGAGGGCGCAAAGAGTTAGAATCCGGGAGAGAATCATCATTATAGGTAAAGGTAACAAAATAACTCTCCTCATGCTCAAGACTTTCGTGCATACAACGAGCGGCCCAAAGACGGCTTCTCTCTAGTCGGCAACCGGTACAACGGCCACAAGCTATTTGCATTGGAGTTGAAATGGTATTTTCTCCGGGTTGTTGAAAGACTATTACAGCCTTTCCATTCGGCGTTTGTTTGCCGGAAAGCGTCCAACACCTTAGAGGGGTATCGCAGGGCATTGGCCATCATTATAAACGGAAACCGCCGCGCATCATAGCGGGGCGAATAAAGTTTTTAGGATGAATCTTTGCTTTCTTTGCAAAGCTTCTTTTTGCCTCACGGCGTCCCATTGCTCGCCTTTTCATTTTGAACCTCCTAGAGTATTTGAAATATCGTANTCATTAGTACCATCAGCTTTTCCAAAGGTTTTACCCATTCCTTTGCCTTTGAAAGACTGTAATATTTTAAGCAAGGCACCCATGCTTATAGCACCTTTGCTAGCTTCTATAATTTCAGCAGCTAAAGCAGCACCAGCAGGGCTTAAACGATTAGAGGCTTCACGCCACAGAGCACCACGTGCGTTTAGCTCAAACATTTTATGGCCAAGGGCTTTTATTTCGGCCTCAGCCTTGAATTTTTGACTTTCAGCGAGCGAAGAATGAACAAATAAGGAATCAATTTCTTCGATTAATTTTTGAACCATAATTGGATTTGTTTTTCCTTTTTGCTCTATCTCTTGTTCGATAGCAACGGATTCTGCAACTGTTTTATTGGTTTGGGCATTTATATTTTCAATTTGGGCTTTATTAAGTTTTTGTTGCATTAGCGCAGATGATACAGCATGTCCCGCTTGCTCGAAACCGGCACCGGGATTTTGCATAGTTGCATTAGAACCGCCCGGTGTGCTTGCACCACCATATTTACCAGTTAGTAAAGGATTAAGACCTGCAGCCTCAAGATCTTTCATTTCTCTTTGGTGGGCTGTGTTGCTCATCCTTTCTTGCCAACGCCTATTTTCACGAGAAAGGTTGGCGTTCCACTTATTAGTAAAATATTGTGAAGCGGCAGAAATACCAGCCCCAATTATTGGGGCCCCAACTTCGGCACCTTTTACAGCCATTGCAGCGGTAGAAGGTTCCATTATAGCCTCTTTAGCCCGGGTACACTATAAACAGGCATTAACCTAGCACACCTAAACTTAATGTAAGTATCAACAAACAGAGCGGCCCCTGATGTTGAGGAATTTATCGCTAAAACCCTATCAATAGGAACTGCAGACTGAATAAATGTATCGTTTAGCTCAGGCAGAGCGGCAAAATCTTCTGCCAAATGATAGGCATCTAAACTACCTGATGAAGGATTTGAACGGAATTTACCGGATATACGGCTCGGCTTATATCTGTATTCGGCCCATCGTTCTTGATAACCAAAAACATTGTTATCTTGAGCGGTATTACCAGTAACATAAATTTCCTTATTTAATACAGACTGCTCACCAAGAGTAGCGAAAGCAGGAAAATAATAATCATAGCGAGTACTACGAGACCAGTGTCTTCTAAGACCCTGCTGATAAGTAAGGTCAGCACGAACAGAAATAATACCGATAACATAACCGTGCTCGACGAAAGATTGTGTAAATCCATGTTCTTTTCCTAAAAAAGTACCAAAAGCAGCAAGATTACCAATAGGAGTAGTAGAACCAGATAGACCAGTAGCGCTATTTTGCGCAATAGGTGAAATATTAATGTTAGTAGAGCCACCACCTAAATATTCGGGACGTTGTAAACGTGCATCTGGTGATGCAACACCGAAATGTGAGCGAATGATCTCAGTATAACGAGTACCACCGCGAGCATCACGCTCTAATAATTTTTGAATCTGAAAAGACTGACGCAACTGATTAATTGTTGCAGCAGTTACAGTAGACAAATCAGCAACCAAATTACTAGGATACATGTTAGAACCAATAGCTCCAGCGCCAACAACGGAACGATATAGTTCACCACCAGCAGCAGCAGTATTAAGAATAGCAGAGCCGGGAGGAGCAGAACCACTAACATCTAAAAGTTTCATAGGTGCTTGAGCACCAGTAAAACCAGCAGTAGCAGAGGTTTTAACAATGGCATTACCAGTTAAAGGAAGGCTTACAGCAGTTCCACCCTTTTGAGGCCAAGGTAAAGCAGAAGTAAAATAGTCATGACGCTTGCCGCGACGCTGAAGAGTGTAGTTAGTAACAGTGTCGGGACCATCGCCAGTATCCACAGTGAGGGAGTTCTGAAGGTTTTCATCACGGAACCATTGGTTGTAAATAAGATTGTAAGCACGAGTAAAAAGAGCATTGTGCTGATAACCAGCAACCAAAGGAGGGAGACCAAGATAGTCCTGTAGAGAACCTACAGCATAACCGCCAACGGGTGCGGTAGAGTAAGGAACCACAAAAGAAGTGGAATCACCGGGATTAGTTTGTTCACCGCAAAATTTCTGGAAATTAGACCAGATAAGACGATTAGGTACAAAGAAGAAATGAGTATCAAGATGGAGATTATCCATCACAGGAAAGATCGGAGTTGCCATTCGAGCAAAGCCAGTCATATTCAAATTGAAAGTATCACCGGGAAGTACCTCATCACAAAAAATAGGAACAAGATAACCACTATTAAATGTGGTTTTATATCCATGAGAGCGATCGAAAGAAGCACGCGGAATTTCAGCATGTGGAACCTGAGCGAAAGAATGAGGAGCACTCATTGTTGATTGCATTTTCATTTGTCATCTCCAGAACTAGGAATCAAAGAAACTTGCTTGAACATAGAAGCAAGACCAAGGTTAGTAGGGTTAAGACTAGGAGTTATCACTCCAGTAGAGTCTTCGAATTCACCAATATTAAACAGAGTGAAATCAGTCGGGAATTTGCAGAATTGATGTGCAGGGTCATTTGCACAATCAGCATAGACACGGAGAGCAGTGTCGTCATTAAGCATGTAAAAAGGAGGCAAGTAAGCCTTAGCAACAGAATCAAAAACTGAATAGATAGACATTTTCATTGGTTAAAACTCCTTGTGTCGTTTAAGTTGCAAAAGTTGAGCGTGCTGAACACGTTCACGTACCATCAAACGCGAAGGCGTGGAATCATCCTTGTGCGTTGAAGCTTTTTTTATCCTGAAAGATTTAAGCCGTTCCATTTCTTCAGGATTAGATAATGCATGAAGCTTGTCAAAATACTTAGGAGGCTTCATTTTCTTCCCGTTCATGATCAAAAAATCAGAAGGAAAGACATCAGTCTTAAACTTGTCGTACCAGTCGCGACCTATTGCAGGTTTAAGGCTCATCGTAATATATTCAGGCTGAACATTCCGAATTTCACCAGTAGCAATATCAATTTTGCCATAGTGACCGGGTGTACCGTCTGAAGGATTAGCAAGATCACCGTTTACCTTCTTGAGAACATAGCGCGCAACGTACGCCGCACTGTCGAATGTGACAGCACCGATAGAAGCATGACCATGACCCCAAAGGTCAGTAAGAATTGCACTAGTAAAAATAGGAAAATCGCCACGTTTGAAAATCTCCTTGTCTGGAAAATCAAAACCAAAAATTAAGGCGTGATAGTGCGGACGCCCTAGTTGCTCCCCGTATTCACCACAGTGGAAGTAGCGGATATTAGAGCTTGGAAACCGCCTGCGTAATCGTTTGATAAAAAGCTGAAAATGGCGCTTTGATAGACCGCCGTCTGAGGGAAGATTGTCGTCACTATAAGTGAGAGTGAGAAAGCAATTATCCTGATGTAAAGAGGATTCATAAACACACCTCATCGCCCATTGTCGCGAACGCTCCAGACGGCACCCAATACACTGTCCACAAGGTAGAACGAGGGAACTGCCGATACCTTCGTTTGGCCGAAAGGTAATACCCCCGTCTTTCTTGCGAAAAGCTGTTAGAGGATGATAGCACGGCATTTACAAACGAATGCCACCACGCATAGGCGCAGGAGCCACGTTACGAGAGTTAACGTGCGTTGCATGACGGGTAAAACTTCGCTTAGATTTAGCGCTTGAGATTTTATGACGTTTCATGATGAATCTCCTTTTAGAAAAAGACCCTATTCAGGGTGAGAAAAAGGTAACACAAATTTAATTTGGTGTCACCTAGAACAGTTACATCAAGTATATAACTGTTCTGAATCGGTGGCCGAGTATTCCTGAGCCCTCGGCCAAGGCTCAGTTTTAACCCTTTAAACCGTCTGCAAGGGGTGTAGGAGCCTCTTTTAACGTTTCGCTTGGGGTCGCCCCCTCAAGAGCAGCGGAAATCGCTGGAGGGTCAATCAAACCCAATTCAATGGCCTTATCACGATTTCGACCGTCTTCCATGAAAGCAAGAAATTTGACAGGGTCATTTTCGAATGCAGCACGTTGAGCACCGGGCATCTGCTCAAAAAGAGAATTTCCCTTTGCTACAATATTCATTGCAGTTTGGAAATCAAGAGCAGGAACCTCACCGAATTGCGCAGCATTCTCATTAATGTAGTCAAGTACACCTGTACGCTCAAAACGCGCCATGATGTTATTAACATCACATTCATCTTTGAATGATTGCTTGGTCATCGAAGGAACATCACTGCAATCAATACCAGGAGAGAGGTGTTCACCGTAAGCAGTAACAAATTGTATCGTTGCCATTTTAAAAACTCCTTTAAGTGTCCGACCAACAAGTCCATGTTGGTTAATTAAGCTGATCAATATTTATGAAA